AGCAGTATGTAAAGAATATAACTCATCTACTTTTATATCATCACTATATTTTTCGTGTGCTTTTTGTATTGTTTCATACAAAGCACTTATGTCACCTGCAAATACAGTTGGTGATAGCATACCCTTATGTTGAGTATAAAATTTTTTATTAAGCATAAGCCTAATCATTTGTTTTTCAATCATAAAATATTTCCCTTACTTGTTCTGTGTTATAGTATTTTAAATCATCTTCAAGAGGTTTTACTATTACATTTTCAAATCCAGAAGACCTTAAATCTTTTGCCATATCGTATGCTTTTGTTGTGGCGTCTCTATCTAAACATATATATAAATTTTTATATGGTTGCAAATGATTTTTGTGTACTGCTTTTAATTTAGTACCCATAATTGCTATACCAGTTAATATGTTGGATACTGCACAAGCAGAAGGACAATCTTCCACAATAACTGCATCATTACATTCGCCACATTTAAATGGCACATCTTTATTACCATACATATACCATTTAGGAAAGTCATCTTTACTTAATGCTCTACCTACTGCACCTACTATTTTATGTGACATTCTATTTTTTATTAAGAACACAACTCTATTTTGTTTTACATCATATTTAAAATCTGCTCTACCCCAAGACCAAGACTCCCAGCAATTATTATTTGATAACCAACGCATTGCTTTTTCGTTTGAATATATTGATTGAAAACTATCTGGTATTGGAAAGTCTGAGTCTTCTATGTGTAATTGTTTATTACCATTAAATACTTTTTCTACATATCGCATATCTTTTTCTCCTTCTTTTTTCCCTTTTGCTTTACAAGACGCATGAAAGCAATACCAACTTATTTTATTTTCTGTAGTGTCTACTGCTAGTGTATTTTTGTTATTACAAAATGGGCAATCCATTCTGATGTTTGTATCTGGTGGCACAAATAAACCTTGTACAACTGCTAACTGTTGTTTATAATTCAATAGGTAATTCCTCGTATGTAATAGAGTATCTATCAACAGAATAAAAATCATCTTTATCAATCTTCATTAGATTGTGATTTAAATATTCTGCAATTTTATTTTCTACTTG